TCCTGATGATACTACTACAGCTTTTAAAGCTCTCCTTAAATTTATTGAATACTTTAAGCCGAACATTATTGTTAATAATGGGGATTCCTTTGATGGTGGTTCTATTAGTCGTTTTCCTCGTATCGGTTGGGATAAGAAACCTACTGTTCAAGAAGAACTGGAAGCAAACAAGTTCTACTTAGGAGAGATCGAAAAACGCAGACCAGCAGGTGCTAGGCTCATTCATTGTCTTGGGAATCATGATGCCAGATTTGAGACTTTCCTTGCTGCGCAGGCTAGTGCCTACGAGGGTGTCCAAGGTTTTCATCTAAAAGACCACTTCCCCCTATGGGAGGGGTGCTGGAGTTTCTTCGTAAACGATGACACAGTTATTAAGCATCGGTTTAAAGGTGGGCGATACGCAGGCTATAACAACGCTGTAGCAGCCCAAACAAACATCATTACAGGTCATACCCATGTCTTAGCTTGTCAGCCGATTACAGGCTATTCTAAAACGATTTGGGGTGTCCAGACAGGCACACTAGCAGAGCCTAATAGTCTACAGTTTGCTGACTATACCGAGGATTCTCCTAAAGATTGGCGATCAGGTTTTGTTATGTTGTCTTGGGAACAAGGCAGGATGCTGATGCCAGAGATGATCCAGGTCTGCGGTGAGGATGAAGTGGAGTTCCGAGGAGAGATTCTAAAGGTATGAAACTGACCTCCACTATTCTAAAGAATATCTACACCATGCTTGTGGTGTGTGAGCCTTTCGATAAGTGGGATATGCCTCTTGCAGAGCAAATAAAGTTTATCGTTGACTATGATCCAGACACCATGGGAACTTTTCTGTACGATGATTCTGCAGACAAGTACGAATACATAATTACAATATCAGCAGCTAGAAATGGATTTTTAGAAACAGCTATCCGAACCATGGCGCATGAAATGATCCACGCTAGTAGGTGGAACACTTCTACTTGTGCCTGGACTAAGCACGATAAGACTTTTAGATACAGAGCTAAGTTAGTAGCAGAGTCTTTAGGGTTTGATCCCCTAGAGTTATGACTTAACTACAACAAGTCCCCGTTCAAAAAGTTCACCAATAGTTGCTCGGTGCGCCTGTTCCCACATCTCAATCCTTGCGTCTTTCGATAGTGTGCTAGATGTATCGGCTTCCGCATGGCAGCGAAAACAGAGGCTTGCAATGCGAAAATCGGATGCCTTAAGTCCACGACCTTTTCCATCTCTGAGCTGGTTGGAATGTGCAGCCACGACAGTTCCATCTTCTATCCCACAATGTTGACATGGTAATAGTCTAGCAAGTTCTAGGAGTTTTTTGTTTCTATACATTTTCTTAGGTATTCGTTTTCTTCTCTTGTTTTCTTTAGCAACTGAGATAAATGGTGTGCTGTCTTTAGCATCTCGTTATACCTTTTAAAGTGTAAGTTGTAGTTTGTAGAGTCCACTATTGTGTACCAATCCGTATAGAAATGTAAACTATGAGAAACACAATCAATGCCCAGATGTAGATAAAGTAGCTATCGAGCATGATTATCTACAGACCGATTGGTAGCCTCTAGACTGCGCCATATCTCGACTTTGAGTTGTGCTGCGGTCAACATCCATTTAATCTTCTCCTCGCACTCCACAGCCTCTTTTAAGCCTTCTAGTAGCCCAATATACTCTGGGTCTGCATACGCATCTACCTCGGCTGCTGCGACAGACTTAGCCGATGATTTAGACATAAGGATACTGCGCTTAGACTTTAGGAAGTTCTCTAGGTAGATTCTGTTTGCCTTGGCTTTAGCAAAGTCTCCCGAATACTTCATTATGTACTCTACTGCTTTTGTTGGCTCTATATCCATTTTCCCCATTCCCCTTTATTACCTCTAGACCATTGCTCACCATACAGATTTAGTAATTCGCTATTAATTTGGTGTTTTGATAGGTATTCTCTAAACTTCTGCAAACCCCACTCCTGCCTCCACTTGCACAACTGCCTTACTCCGCATTGTTTCATATGTGTTAATTCGTTCACCTATCCACCTCATTACTGGTACTGCCATTGAGTTACCTAATGCTTTGTATCTTGCTCCATCAGGGCAGTTCTCTTTGATGTTTGTGTAGTTATCAGGAAAACCCTGTAATCTCTCGCACTCAACTGGAGTTAGTCTACGAACAGCCATATTTTGCATTGTTGCTGGAGTTTTGCTCTTATCTAATGTAGGACTGATTGTATCTACAGTCATTCCTTGATGTGATGAGTTTTGCCAACCAAATGCTGCCGCAACCTGATTGTCTCCCATATCGGCTCTCAATGTTGGTGATAGTTCCTTACTAAAACGATTAGGATTACCCTCTCTTTTAGCAATTTCGGGTTCAAAACCAAAAGCAACACCATGTCTGTCTGTTTTTGTTAAACAAGGTGAAACATTATCCATTGGAGTTGTGGCATTTCCACCATTCTCAGGCTTTCTGCCAATCCAATTTCCCGGTATGCCAAAAGATTGAACAAATGGAATATTACCGCCGTTAGTTCCCCATGTTGATGTGACAGTCTGACAGGTGTCGCCCATATCTTTAACACGACTATCGGATGGATGGTTTTCATAAACAGTCAAGAATGTTTCTGAACCACCGCCTAAGACTCCTCCACTGGCTTTGGTTGTTCCTGCGATGACATCTTCACGATATTGACCAAAGCTACTCTCAACAAATCCGGTAACACTTTTCCTCGTCTTTCGGCCCGATTTAATATCCCCTGACAGGCTTTCGGACTCAAATAATACTTTTGCTGCAGGTTGCCAATCTCCAAGATGTCCGATAACAAACACTCTTCTGCGTCTTTGTGGGACTCCGAAGTTTTGAGCATCAAGCACTCTGTATGCGAACCCATACCCGCATTCAGCCACCGCCCCGAGGAAGGAACCAAAATCCCGTCCACCGCCTGAACTGAGGACACCCGGCACGTTTTCCCAAATGAACCACTTGGGTCTAAACTTGTCAAGAATTCCAACATAGGTGAGAGCAAGATTGCCTCTTGGATCTTCAAGTCCTTTCCTAAGTCCTGCAACAGAAAATGATTGGCAGGGAGTTCCTCCGACCAAAAGTCCGATTGGGTCATTTATTAGCCACTCCTTATATTTTGTCATATCGCCAAAGTTGGTTACTTGCGGATAGTGATGTGCAAGAACCTGACTTGGGAATTTTTCTATTTCCGAGAATCCTACAGGTTTCCACCCCATATGATGCCAAGCTACTGTAGCTGCCTCTATGCCAGAACAGACCGATAGGTAGTTCATGCACCTACACCAACAGAGCCAATCTTACCCGACAGCCTAGTCCTAAATTGCGCGAAAGTTTCTCCTACATATGGGTTTAATCCTAGTTCTTTGCCTTTGGCTAGAGTAAGTTCATCGCTTGCATACCAAGGTAAAGGTGGTCGCTTGTTCTCTTTCTGCTCTATAACAATCTCGTCAGAAAATCTTTCATTGTTCAACCAAGTACTTGCATGGGGTATGTACTCCCAATCAGTACCCTTTGCTGACCAATACTTACGATGCTCTACTATTGCCTCTAGTGCCTTTTGTTGGTTGTCTAGACTTAGTTTTTCCCACGATCTTTTTGCTGTTAGCTTTCCGACCTTTTTGGGGTATTGCTGCCAAAAATTCTCGAATGTCATTTTCCCTTTTCCTTTCGTTTATTGCTCTTTCCATTACTGCTGTAAACCCTGCTTGCATAATAAACTTATGCCCTGCCTTATCCATCTTAAGTTCAACCTCTGCCGATCCATCTGGTAGTTCTTTAAGAATCTTGACTTGTATCTTCATCCATCCACACCTTTATGCTTTTATTAAAGTCTGCTTTCATAAGAACTGGTTTATCCAAGCAATCTAACATTCTAAATAAGCTCTGTTTTACTTCCTTTATATCTTCTCCCATAACACCGACACCTCTTGCTGTGTACATATAAGGCTCATGGTTCTTATCGTAAAAGACCTCGCATACCTCGACCCAAGGCTCTCCATTGTTTTCTTCTGAAAAGTCTACCACTCTATGATTCCAATGCATATTAAAACCATTTAGAAAGTTCGTAAGATATGTATAAAACACATCCAAAAAAGTACATAATTACTGCTGATGATTCTACTAAAACTAGTGGTATATCCCGTTGGTATATACCTGCAATAGTCCACAGTCCACTACCAATCAAACTGAGGAATATATTGGCTGGATAGATATTGACAGAGGTAAGCCCAATCCCTATAAGACAGAGTATTGTGCCAAGCCATTTTACCAAAATCATTTTTTCTTTCTTGCTTCAATTTGCTTTTGTAGAATATACCAGAACTCAGATTTGATAATCATTTTTTTCCCCTTTCCCTATAACTTAACATATTTGTTACTTTAAATACCATTAGGTGTTGTTTATATTACACAAGTTTTAGACAATACTCTACTTTAGGTGATAAGCATTATCAACCTGACCCATCTGTACTAGACTAGTCCTACCTAAGTTAATGTTCAATCATTTGTAGACTTATATATCACCCTTGATCTACAAATTTGTGCAGTACCCATTTAAGTCTGCGAGGCTTGCCATCTTAGTAGTGAGCCTATCTTTTCTTCCACGCTGCCGATATAAGCACTATGTTTCGCCTGGAGTGCGAGCAGAAATAGAAAAACCCCATAAGGTAGCTCTAAGTTGAACCCACTTAACAAAAGAATCCACGACTTTTGCTAAATGCTCAAAGCTACCCTATAGGGTCTTGTGGATTA